CAAAGACTCTATCCAAGCAGAAGAACTGCGAATCCGTGCTGTGCAAGAAGCCAACAAGAGAATCGAAGAACAGATCGTCAGTTTAGAGAAACGTCGCACCCTATGGCTACGCAAACAAACAGAAGATACAGAAGGCCTGGCACAAGGTATCGCTGATCTTGAACACATCGATATTTCAGCAGAGGTGCAAGCACACAGAGATCTTGAAACATATCATGCTCATAAAAAAGCCACGGACGAAGCCAATCGCTGGATCCGTCAGATAGATGCCGACGATACCAAACTGCTCAAGCAAAAAACTCAGATCGAAAAGGATCTTGGTCAGATCGCCAGCCACAAGTGCTTTGCCTGCGGCACAGACATCCACGACAACAGCCTTGACACTGTGAAAGCACAGAGAGAAAAGACTCTACAAGAAATCTCATTGCAACTGTTGGCCAATCACACACAACGATCTGAACATCAAGACCGACTAAAAGAACTTGGCGAACTGGGCAAGTCACCCACAGTGTTCTATGACAGTCTTGAGCAGGCACTGAATCACAAGAACACCGTGGATACCTTGATGAAAGATCTCTCCACAAGATCCTCAGAGACTGATCCTTACAGTGAACAGATCACAGAAATGCAGAATCAAGCCCTGCAGGTGGTCAGTTACGATACGCTAAACGAATTCACTAGAGTGCAGGAACATCAAGAGTTTTTACTCAAACTGCTCACCAGCAAAGATTCGTTTGTGCGCAAGAAGATCATTGATCAGAACTTGAGTTATCTCAACAGCCGACTCACACACTATCTTGATAGAATTGGATTGCCGCACACTGTGAAGTTCCAGAACGATCTCACCGTGAGCATTGAAGAACTGGGTCGTGAACTGGACTTTGACAATCTAAGTCGAGGTGAACGCAACAGATTGATACTCAGCATGAGTTGGGCGTTCCGCGATGTGTGGGAGAGCCTGTATCAACCCATCAACATCTTGTTTATCGACGAGATGATTGACTCTGGCTTGGACACACAGGGTGTGGAAAATGCATTGGCCTTGCTGAAGAAGATGAGTCGCGAACGACACAAATCAATCTGGCTTGTGAGTCACAGAGATGAACTCACCAGCAGGGTAGAGAATATCCTCAAGGTTGTGAAAGAGAATGGATTCACTTCTTACTCAACGGATATAGACCTTGCGTAGAATAAAAGTCTTACACTTAGAGCCCACTGATGTGTGCCAGGCTGCATGTCCCATGTGTGCTAGAGAAACTGATCCTGCGTTCAACAAGAAACAGCAGCGTCATCTCACCATCGCACACATACAGAAACATTTCAGCGATCGTGTGATTGCGGGTCTTGACAAAGTGTTCATGTGCGGAGTGTACGGAGACCCGGCTGCTGCCAAATACTCTCTGGATATCTATCGCTGGTTCCGCAAACTCAATCCTGACATCACCCTGGGCATGAATACCAATGGTGCCATACAAAACACGTTCTGGTGGCACGAACTGGGAACGCTGTTCAATCAATCTAGAGACTATGTGGTATTCAGTATTGATGGGCTGGAGGACACCAATGCTACCTATCGTCGTGGTGTGGATTGGCACAAACTAATGGCCAATGCGGATGCTTACATCTCTGCTGGAGGGTCGGCACATTGGGACATGCTGGTGTACAGACACAATCAACATCAAGTGGATGAATGCGAACAACTGGCCCAACGCATGGGATTCAAGTGGTTCCGTGCCAAGGTTTCAAATCGTGGATTCACGGATGCGTTACAGTCACCGTTGAGTTGGCAACCACCTGTCACTGGTACAGGCGCTATTCAATGCCATGTGTTGGCTGAAAAAAGTGCTTACATAGATGCAAGAGGGCGATTAAGTCCGTGTTGTTGGATTGGTGGCTCACAATATGACGTGATTCAAGATATCAAACAAGTGCAGGTCACTTGGAAAACTTCAACTCCCAACACCATCTGTCAGACGGCATGTGGAACTGACAATTCAAAAACCAGTTTTAGCAGCCAATGGCAAAGAGAGGTTGAACTTGTTTGACTTTTCTGTGATCGACGAATACCAAATTGAGATAACCACATATTGCAATGCGGCTTGTCCACAGTGCCCGCGCAATGATCTTGGCCAAGGTATCAATCCTTACATGCCGTTGACTCACCTTGATCGTGCAGTGATAGATCGTGCATTTGATAGAGATCTTTGCAGTCGTCTCCGTCAGATATTCTTCTGTGGCAGCTACGGTGATCCTATCATGCATCCAGACTTCTTGGGAATATTAAAAGATTTCCGCAACAAGAATCCCACGCTGTGGTTGTACATGCATACCAATGGTGGTGTACATGATCCCGAGTACTGGGCAGAGATCGCCGGCATCATGAATGGATATGGTCAGATAGACTTTGGCATCGATGGGCTTGAAGATACACTGCATCTTTATCGAAAAAATGTAAAGTATTCCAAAGTGATGGCCAATGCACAGGCATTTATCAAGGCTGGTGGCCGGGCGCAATGGAACTATATAGTGTTCCGGCATAACGAACATCAGGTGAAACAAGCACAGGTATTGGCCAATGACATGGGATTCCATAACATCCTGGTTCGAAAGACCGGTAGATTCCTCAATCATGAGACCATGGAAGAGGTACCAGATTGGCCAATCAAGAATAGCAAACAAATTTTAGAGCCACCAATCAATCCAGAATATCGCAATAACAGCATGATGTTTTTGCCGGAACTGAAAAAGCAATATGTATCGGTCAAGGAATATTTTGATACCACTCCTATACGATGCGACGCCATGATAGGTCGCAAAGTGGCTATCAATGCTGAAGGCGTGGTATTGCCTTGCAACTTTTTTAACCACAATCTATATGATGCCAGATTCAGAGATGGTAGTTTGCCAGGAGCCCATGCGTTGAGTCGGCGCAATGACCGTAATCAGGTCACAGACTTCTTGTCAAGATACGGCCTAGATAATCTCAACATTCATACCAATTCACTAGCTGGTGTGTTTGAGAATACCATGTGGGCCGACCTTGTGGACAGTTGGACCAATGAACACAGGTTATTTGAGTGTGCAATGACCTGTGGCAGTAAATTTACAAAAGTATGGGATCAAGGAGGATCCAAAAGATGAGCATGTTAGTAACCGGTGGCAACAGAGGGCTGGGTCAACACCTGGTAGAGCGATTTGGTGCTGTGAGCATCAGTCGAGCAGATGGAATGGATATCACAAAAAATCATCAAGAAATTGCGGAGATGAGCCTCCAGTATGATATATTTGTGAACAATGCATTTGATGGACCACCGCAAGAATCCTGGGCCAATTTTGGACAAACACAAGTTTACATGGCAGTGTACGATGCATGGAAGGCAGCCGGAAAATCCGGGTGGATCTTTAATGTTGGATCTGTGGGCGAACAATCCATTGTGGCTCCTGAACCCAGGTGGGAAACATACAGAATCAGCAAGGCAGCCCTGAGTCATGCCAGCAGACAAGGCACACAGGCATTCAAGCAAGATCAAGTGCGATTCCGTACAACTTTGCTGACACTGGATAGACTAGACACTGAACTCAGCCGTAGCAGACCCACATGGACCGGTAACGGGCAAGCACTAGAAGACATCAGCAACTTTATCAACTATACTACATCTATCAACACAAACACCATCATTGAACAGGCAACATTTTACGTAAACTTCAACTACAAGGCATAACTATATGACCCAAGTAATAAAACTGCAACATGACATGGCTATATCAAAACACCCCAGTGGAGACATTGCCCGACTCATGTGTAGGATTTGTTTACTTGATCACAAATAATCTATCTGGACGCAAATACATAGGCAAAAAACTGGCAAAGTTCTCAAAAACCACTTATAAAGTAATCAAGCAGAAGAACGGCATCAAAAAGAAAAAACGCATACGAAGCAAGATTGATTCAGACTGGCAACAGTATTATGGATCCAGCGCAGAACTATCCGCAGACATCGAACGACTAGGCACCGACAATTTCACCAGAGAAATACTCTACTACTGTGCAAGCAAGAGTGAATGCTCATACATTGAGGCACGCGAGCA